TTATTCGGTGTATCGGTTGGGTCAGGAAATTCCTGCGGATATTGCGATAAAAATGGATTACCTTCATATAAAGATGTCGTCAATCCGCCTATCTGAAATCTACTGACTTGCTCGTTAAATTGGACTTGCGGATTATTTGCTCCAATATACATTAGATTACTGGGTTGTAAATTAGTTGTATAGACTGCTTTATTACGAGTAAATGATGTGTCTAATCCAATGTATTCACCTGGCTTACATAAATCAGCGTCAGCCTGCCAAGGAAATTCAAAAGTATTTGTGACTGCTTCATCAAGATAATCAAAACAGATAAAAGCAATATAGGGTTCTTTATACTGATTGCCTTCACCTGGTGTCATTGATGGGTCGCCATCAAAAGGGAAAACTGGAATGGCTGCGATATTATATTTTTTCGCCCACGAAATATAATCCTCGTAATTTCGTGTAATTCCATCTTTATCAGTATAAGTTTTTTTAAAAGTGCCACTAAAATTTGGTCCATTATATCCATCAAATGCGTTCGTTTCAAAAGGGACTTGGAAGTTATTCTCATTCATAAAATCCTCCAATGCTGATGATACAGCTGGATAATTATCTGCTCTATACTTATCATTCCACCTTGACGCAACCCATAAGGTAGGAAGGATTTGTCCGTCGCCGAATGTTCCGTCTTTATTAAATGAAACTCCATTGGCATTGAGAGAAGGAACTCCATCTATACTTGTCGTCGTCGTTCTAAACGCAGTCCCAGTAGCAGTGTCGCTTGACTGATTTAAATATTTATTACGCTGATATGGTTTCGCACCTGGTAAAATAGTAAATTTACTACTGCCAACTGGGTTTCCAAAATTGGTGGGACTGATGTCTTTCAGAGTTCCTGCTTGGGATAATCCATCAGCATATACACCCACATCTAACGCAACTGAAAAATGGTCGGGATTTATAATCGTGTCTGTAATAGGTCCAGTTGGTCTTAATGCTTGTCCTCGTCCCCTATATTCCTCTGCTTTTCTAAATCCAGCTGCCAATTTTTCCAGTGTTTCCTCACGCCAAAACATATTCGTCAAGAGTGGATAAAATCGCTGATTATTGGAAAATATAACTTCTTGGGTATTATCAAAAAATTTGGTGGGATGCGTTAGAAATTTCGTGAATAATCGTGGAATATTACCATATTGCCCTATATTTTGATTACCATAATCTCCTTGACTTGCTGCCTGATTAAGTCCAGTCCATAATTCATTTTTATCATCAATGTAATTTTCTTTCACCACCATTTGGCGAAAAACCTGTAATCCCTCCATCCTTTTAGGGTCTTCATAATACACACTCTTATAAAAGGAACTGATAAATCCTGAATTACTCTCTGCTACGCCCCCAACTGAAACCAATTCACCACCAGGGGATAATCGTGGAGGATTACTATTTTCAAAACTACCCAATCTGCTTTCCATCGGTTTATAAGTGGATGTTTCAAGGATTAATCCATTGTCGTAAAATGTCTGATAAGGTTGTGAAATATCACTGCTGAACGAAGCAATATCCATAAAAGGAGTTTGATTATTATCTTTATTCACCAGTGTCGGTTTGTTTAATTCATCTGTAAGAGTTTTGGCTACATCTTGGGGCGTGGAAAAACCCAGTGGAATTTCTAAATTAATATCAGTGGATGCCAAAACATACGGACTACCTGTTGTCGGCACACTACCCAATGGATTTGGTCCGTTCTGTAAATCATTCACTCCATTATTCATTCCATCAAAATTCACTACACACATATTAATATAATCAGGAGCAACCTTGTAATACCTCAATCCATTTGGGTTCATATCAATACGACCGCATAAGGTCGTATTATCCCCTGCTGTTAAAACAATGGTAGTTTCTTGATTTGGATTAGCATTCTTTCTCTCTATAAAATATGTCTGCTCTATTCCTGTTGTGGTAAAAGCATTAACTGGAATTTCTGATACACTATATTTTGTAATATAACCATCTACATTTCCAATTACTTCAATCTCTAAAATATCTATTCTTATTCCTGTATCAGTTCCAGCCCCGTTAAGAACCCTATGGTCGGGTTCAACTACATACCCTCCTTCATTTTGTGCTGGTGTTCCACCACCAATGTCTTTTAAAACAGGTTGGGATATTACTGGGTGTAAAGTTGTCTGATATGTTAATCCATCAATGGGATTTAATGCCACCGCAGCCCCTATAAGTATATTTCCTACCTGACGGCATCTCAAAGTTTCTAAATCAGTCCAGTCAGGATTTGCTCCGCCTGCCCCACCACGCATATAAGGAGCACAATCCTTAAAAGGCAATGGAATAGTATATCGCCCATTATGATTTACATAATAATTAAAATTTACTCCTACCTTATTATCTAATATTCTTTCCTGATTGACTGGTCCGATAAATTCCATCGTGCTTTCAATCTCATTACCAATGGCATTGATGGCTGCTCCTTCCACAGAAATTATATCTCCTGCTTTTACCTCTATCCCAGTCGTGGAAACATTATTCGTCCAAATATTATTGAATGTATCTGTTCCATCAGGATTATTCTGTTGTTCGTTAGAGCGAAGTCTATTCGCCTCTAATAATATGTATTCAGTCATCTTATAATATACTTTTTATAAAAAAGTATGGCAAAAACCCCATAGGGAATTTTGATTAAATTGAGCGGTGCTCCGCTCAACCGAGCATTTTTGATTAAACTTTTTTTAAAAGTTTTCTTTTATAAAAAGTTTAGTTAAAGTATAATTAGATATATTTTACTTCGTTTAGGCACTCAAAAAGACTTCACCATTCTTAATGGTGGCGGTGCGTTCAACATTAGCATAAGTGCGGAGGGTGCGTGCCTGGTAATCATTCTGCGTTCTCTGATAAGTGATGTCTAACTCAATAGGCTTCACGCCAATAAGACGACCATTGCCAAGAGTATTTAAACCATTAATGGTGAGGTCAAGTCCGTTATAGTGCGAACATCCACGGAAATCGGTATTATCAGCACCAGTGCCACCAACTCCCGCACCAAGTCCAGCAACGGGGGTATGTCCCTGAATAGTAGCATTAGAAATGGAACACTGATTTAATTGTCTATCGGCAGTTGCCTTATTACTATCAGCATCAAAAGAATACGACTGCGATGGAACCATTAGAGGACGACCAGCAGTGAGGGCGAGCTGATGGTATTTCTGCGTAGGGGCAACAAGAGGGCGGTCAAAGATGCGTAAATCATTCACACGATAGTTCAATTCCGAGTTAGTAGTGGGTGGCTGCGAAATGTAAGCACCCAAAACTCGGTGATTATTCACACCACCGCCTAATTGCTGTTTTCTATCCGAAATCATAAGTGAGCGAACAACACGACCACTGACGGCAATCTGACGCTGAACGACCTGCTGGGTAGTAGCACCAAGAGCAGGCTGGGCGGCTGCTTCAACTTGCGATGTAGTAAGGATTAAATCCTCATAGAGGAAGGCAAGACCACCCTCGGCAGCGATGGCGGCGGCAGTCTGGTCCATTGTTTCATCGGTGTAATACAAATGGTCCGAAACAAATTTAATGTTGGGCGAAGAAATACTAATAGTCGCACCAGCATCAGTAGCAGGTTCAGGCACACCAAAACAGGCAACATTACCAATTTCAGCAACCGAAGTCTGACGCTTGAAGTTAATCTCCAAATACACTTTATCTTTCATAGCAAAAAGAGGCAACTGGCGACTTCTCATCATAGGAATAAGCGTGGATAATGGAAGCGAAAAAAGTGGAGTAGTCGCATCATCAGAAGTAAGACGCACAAAATTAGGGACTTCGGCAGCGGCAGCACCATCATTATACGCTAAATCTCTATATCCAACACGACCACCAGCAGTGTTTCCACCAGCAGAACCCTCATTGGTGGCAAAGCGGTCGCCAGTAGCACCTTCCTTTACCATACCAACAAAAGCACGATGCTCGGGGGTCTGAAATTGCCTCATCATCGTATTATAATGACCGAAATCCTCGGTGGAACTGACGACTTGACCGCCGATTTTGAGCTGGACGTTCTCAATAAGTGCGGAAACACCAGTGGCAATTGGGAAAAAACAATCATTAACACCAGCAGCACATTTCGCTCCTAATTGTAAATACGAACCGCCATCAAGAATTCCGTTCATCGGAATTTGGAAGACCGCCTGACTTTCTGTAATAGTAATGGGGTCTAAAACCTGCGTGTCTATTTTCATAGTGTCAATAGTAGGCAGGGGTTTCACCTGTAAAACATCTGGAAGGGAACTCATTTTATACTCTATCTTAATATAAAAAATTGAAATAAATAATTCATTAATACTAATTAATAAATTATGTCTGAATTTGCGAAGAAGATGGAGTTCCTGAATTATGATGGGTGCTTTTGGGATAAATCGTGGGAAACTCGCACGGATAAGGACGAAATTATTGCCAAACGGCGAAAACTCCTTAACGGAAAATATAAATGGGCGAAGAGTATTTCCCCACAGCGAATTCTCCACGGAAGTAATTTTTGTAAGATTTTTAAAACAGAATATCAAACTGGATGCGGAACTGACACTCATTACGGAAAAATCATTATCTTTACCAACCAATACGAGAAGGTGTTTAATATCAAGAATTATAAATGGACTGAAATGGCTTACGATAATTTTGATTAACTGACAACCTGAATGCCCTGTGGAGAGTATTGAAGGCGGTTCTTAACAAGAGCATAAGTATAAACCGCGTTCGGAGAATTGCCATCAAGAGTGGAGCGAATACGGACGGCATACGAAACACCCTGGAAACTCATTCCCTCATTAGAAACATTATCAAGAGCAAGACCGATTGCGAAATTGCGTGATGAAGCAGGGAAGGCAACACCGCCGTTGGCAACACTATCCACCGATGTAAGTTCCTCAACTTCGGATTGCGAATAAGGACGCAAGTCCTTCGCACCATATCCAAGAGTGAGTGGCTGATTGAGTAAATGCGATAAGTTGTAAAATGGTCGGACCGAGTTAAGGGCGTTCAACATAACACCAGTTTCAGGGCGGTTCTCCTCACTCTGCTTTTTAACATCAAGTTCGTAATCCAAACCAAGTTTTAAACCACCACGACTGAAATTGACTTTTTCTAATGTTGCCTTGGAATTGTAAGCGTTGCCTGTTCTATTCATAAGAGGAGGATTGGCATATCCATCAAATCCGTAGTTGTTTTGGTGAGTGGTTGGCAAGAAGGAGTGGAACACCGATAAAACATTTTGGGCGGACAAGTTAAATGTCTGTGTATTATCCGAAGCATTGATGACCGAGTAAAGCGAATTGTAAGCATTATACTCAAATGCTCCTGAACCTGGAACCATCATCGCCTCCTGTCCTGCGGCATCAGGGACGAGTAAATCATACGATAAAGAAACATTGATGAGCTCATAAGAAGCACCTGTTCCAGTTCCAGCAGCAGCACCCTTCAAAACTTGCTGGTCGGCAGCCAACTCTAAAACAAATTGAAGACCCCTCATACCATTATTTCCAAGAGGAATTGCCTTGCCTGA